TGAGAAATTCCAAGACGCTGAAACTGTTGATGTTGGTTTAATCATTGGTGGTAAAACACCTAATGAAACAATTGGAACTCCAGGCGATGGTAAAAATCACGTAAATGATCTTTTACAAATTGCTGAAGACAGAAAAGACGCTATTGCGTTTGTTTCACCTCCAAGAAACCACGTTGTTGATATAACTAATACAACTACAATCACTAATAATATCATAAACTTCTTTGATGATGTTAACTCATCTTCATATGTTGTTTTTGATAGTGGTTACAAATATATGTACGACAGATATAATGACGTATATAGATATGTACCATTAAACGGTGATATGGCTGGTTTGGCTGCTAGAACAGACTTAACAGCTGACGCTTGGTACTCACCTGCTGGCTTTAACAGAGGTCAAGTACGAGGCGCCGTTAAATTAGCTTACAATCCAACTAAAGCACAAAGAGATCAATTGTATCCTAAGAGAATAAATCCTGTGACATTCTTCCCAGGACAAGGTACAGTTCTTTTCGGTGACAAAACTGGATTATCAGCGCCGTCTGCTTTTGACAGAATCAATGTAAGAAGATTGTTTATCGTTTTAGAAAAAGCGATTGCTACAGCTTCTAAATTCCAACTTTTTGAGTTCAATGATGAATTTACAAGAGCGAACTTTAGAAACATTGTAGAGCCTTTCTTACGTGAAGTACAAGGTAGACGTGGTATCACAGACTTCTTAGTTGTTTGTGATGAAACTAACAATACTGGTGAAGTAATTGATAGAAATGAGTTTATAGCGGAGATTTTCATTAAACCTGCTAGAAGCATCAACTTTATTACATTACAATTCATCGCTACTAGAACTGGCGTCAGCTTTGACGAAGTGGCTGGTGGTTAATAGAAAAGGAGAAATAGAAAATGCCTAATATTAACGACTTCAAAGCTAAACTTGCTGGCGGTGGCGCTAGAGCCAATCAGTTTAAGGTAACAATGCCTTTTCCTGGTTACGCTCAAGTTGGCGGAGAAATAGAAGAACTGGCATTCTTATGTCGTGCTACAACTATACCTGGAATGACTATTGGAAATATTAACGTACCTTTTAGAGGTCGTAATATTAAAATAGCAGGTGATAGAACGATTGAGGAATGGTCTGTTACTGTTTACAATGATACAAACTTTAAGTTAAGAAATGCTTTCGAAAGATGGCAAAACGGTATCAACAATATGTCTGATAACGAAGGCTTAACTAATCCAGTTGATTATCAAGTGGATGCGTTTGTAGATCATTTAGACAGAAACGGTAATACTGTTAAGTCGTACACTCTAAGAGGGGCTTTCCCTACTGCGATTGCGGCTATTGAGTTAAACTATGACGAAGCAACAGCTATCGAACAGTTTGACGTTACATTCAATTATCAGTATTTTGAATCAAACACTACAACTTAATAATTAAAATTAAGGGGGCGGCCAAAACCGCCCTCCTAAAACTATTATAAGTAGTAGTATAGGAGAATATAAATTATGGCTGAATTATTTGGATTTAGTATTACAAGGTCTAAAAAACAAACCGATCCAAAACAAAGCTTCACAACAACCCAAGCAGATGACGGTACACAAACGGTCGCAGCTGGAGGTTATTTTGGTCAGTACCTCGATATGGAAGGTACGGCAAAGAGTGAGGCGGATCTAATAAGAAGATATAGAGAAGTAGCTTTACATCCAGAGTGTGATATGGCAATAGAGGATATTGTCAACGAAGCTATTGTTGCTAACGAGTTAAAGGATGCTGTTAGAGTTAATGTATCTGATTTACCTTGGGGTGATGAAGTAAGAAGAAAAATAGAAGACGAATTTAAAACTGTATTAAGGTTAATGAACTTTAATACAAAAGGCCACGACATCTTTAGAAGATGGTACGTTGATGGCCGAATATACTATCATAAAATCATAGACAGAAATAGTCCTGTAAAAGGGATTACAGAATTGAAGTATATTGATCCTCGTAAAGTTAAAAAAATTAGAGAGATCAGAAAGAAAAGACCTGATGGTCCTGTACCTCACGGTTTAACTGTTGTTGATGAATATGTTGAATACTTTGTATATAATGAAAGAGGTGTTTCAGGTTCAACTTCAGGTGCTGGTATTAAAATAGCACCAGATACAATTGCTTTCTGTCCATCAGGATTAATAGATCAAAATAAAAATATGGTGTTGTCTTATTTACATAAGGCAATTAAACCTGTCAATCAATTAAGAATGATTGAAGATGCTACAGTAATTTACAGAATTGCTAGAGCGCCTGAAAGAAGAATATTTAAGATTGATGTTGGCAATTTACCAAAAGTAAAAGCTGAACAATACCTTAGAGATGTTATGGCAAGATATAGAAATAAACTTGTCTATGACGCTTCTACTGGAGAAATTAGAGATGACAGAAACTATATGTCTATGTTGGAAGATTTCTGGTTACCAAGTAGAGAAGGTGGTAGAGGAACAGATATTACTACATTACCAGGCGGCCAAAATCTAGGAGAGATTGCTGATATAGAATACTTTAGAGCAAAATTATATCGTTCTTTAAATGTACCAGCAAGTAGATTAGAGGCAAATCAAGGATTTAATTTAGGTAGAGCTTCAGAAATTACAAGAGATGAATTGAAGTTTACTAAATTTGTTCAAAGATTAAGAAAGAAATTTACTGAACTTTTTAATGATTTACTAAGAACACAGTTAATCTTAAAAGGTATCATAAATGAAGACGATTGGATCGAAGTAAGAGATAATTTACAATATGATTTCTTACAAGACGGCCATTTCGCTGAATTAAAACAAACAGAAATGTTAAGAGAAAGATTAGCATTGGCCAATGAGATGAGAGATTACATTGGTAAATATTTTTCTGTTGAGTATGTTAGAAAGAATGTACTTAAACAAAATGAAAGAGAAATTGAGGATATGGACAAACAAATCAAAAAAGAAATTGATGATGGTATTATTGCCAGTCCAACTGCTCAATCATCTGATATAGATAACTTATAAGGAGATAAATTATGACGGATATAAATGATAACACTAAAAACTTTATAGACCAACTATCTAATGGTAACAACATGGATGCTGGTGAAGCTTTTAAACAAGCATTAAGAGATAAGGTTGCTGACTCTTTAGATAACGCTAGAAAAGATATAGCAAGTAGTATGTTTAATGGAAGTATTGAGGCTGCTAATCATAGTGACCCAAAACCAGAAGTTGCTGATCCAGGAACATTTAATCCTGATGGATCAATTTCGCCTACTACAACGGCAAATCAAAGTGCTGATGGCGAGGCACAAATAGATTTAACAGGTGTTGAAAATGCAAGTGAGCCGAATAGTTAAAGGAAATTTACAAATAGATTCTAAAGCATTTAAGGATTTAAGTCCTAAAATGAAAGAAGCAGTAAGTGATGTTTTTAAATTGATAGAAAAAGAAACTGGAGATATTATTAGGAAATTTGAAGGTGCTGTTAATAAAGTATCAGAATTTCATAATATAAATTTAGAAGAATTTGATGAATATTTTGATAACGAAATTATAGAACAATTAGGAGAAAAATAAATGGCGTGGGTTGCGGTACCAGGTTCAAATGGCATATGGGAATACGAAAATACTGCTGTAGTAACAGACACATATACTGATTCAGCTGATGGTGCTAACTCAACTATTTCTGGTGGTATAAGAACTTATACAAAACCAGGTACAAGTGAAAATACCCAAGTTTATATTAGATGTAGAACAACATCCGATTCAGTTGAACGTGGTGAATTATTTAAAGGATATTATGACACAGAAAGTAGTGGCAATGATTTAAATAGTATTACGGATGCTGTATCTGATACTGCTACAACTTTACAAGGTTGGTTTGATGGTGCAGATAGCACGGCATTTACACCAAGTGGTCCAGCAGATGGTGATACTTTTACTCAATGGTCTGATAAATCAAATTTTGCTCACAATGCTAATGCTACAGGTGGTGCTACAACTAGACCTACATTTAAAACAGCTATATTAAATAATAAATCAGTTGTAAGATTTGATGGTTCGAATGATTGTTTAAGTATTAATCCTGTTGCTTGGTCTCAAAGTTTATCTGGTATGACCGTTATTGTTGTATCAAAATATTCTAATACAACAGGCACGCAAACATTAACGACAACAGACCAAGATGATATGGGAATGTTTATTGATACAAATTATAAGGTAACAATGGCAGGTGTAAGTGCAACGACAGCAACAGCAGCTGATACAAGTTTTCATATACACACTTTAAAATTTGATGGCAGTCAATCAACTAACGGAACTAAATTAGTTTATAGAATAGATGAGGCGGCCGAATCATTAACATTTACAGGCACGGTAGGTACAACAACAAGTGCAAGTAATGGTTCATTATTTTTAGGTTGTGATGATAGCGCTGAGTTTTTAAATGGAGATGTAGCTGAATTTTTAACATTTAATAGAGCTCTAACAAACGGTGAAATTGCAAGTGTTGAAACTTATTTAAAAACTAAATGGGGATTATAAAAAATGGCTGATACAGTATCAACACAAACAATAAGTGATAATTATATAATTATTGTTGAGTTTAGATAAAAAAGTTTATAAATATAAGTAAGAGAGAGAATTTATGAAACTTATTTCCGAAGAAGTACAAAACGCCGAATATCTTGTAGAAGAAAACAACGGTAAAAAAGATTATAAGATTAGAGGTGTTTTTTTACAATCAGATATCAAAAATAGAAATGGAAGAGTCTATCCAAATGAAGTGTTGGTTAGAGAAGTGAATAGATATACAAAAGAATTTATCAATAAAAACAGAGCCTTTGGTGAGTTGGGACATCCTGATGGTCCAACAGTAAATTTAGAAAGAGTTTGTCATATGGTTAAGTCTTTGAAACAAGACGGCAAAGATTTTATTGGTGAAGCAAAGATTATGGACACACCATACGGAAAGATCGTAAAAGGT